TCACGATATGTAAAGATGGAAGATCAGTTTGCCGTTTTTCTTGTCATAAACGATATCTTCTACCAAACTTCTCATAAAAATGCCTTTCGTATCATAGTCTATCGCATCATTTTTAATCACATCGTATACAGTTTGCACGTTCTTGAGCACGTCAGATTTTGTTTTCGTATCTTCATTATTCTTGTCAAGATTTTCCAGTTGCATCAAAATATCTTCCCTGTCTTTTTGCAGACGCTCTTTGTTCCGTTTATATTCTTCCAGAGTATCTACTTCATTTTCATAGGCAATGCGGATCCGTTTCTCTCTGTTTGAAATTTTATCAAGCTCAGACAGGAGCGATTCACGTTCTGATATCTTCTCACCGGTCTCAGCAGAGTGGTAGGAGTATTCAAAATCCATACCAGAAAGAAGTTTTTCAAAATACTCTTCCAGTGCAGCGATCACTTTTTTCTCTGATATCGAACAGGATTCGGTATGTATTCCTTTACTGTACTTATAACACTGGAAACCAGGTGAGTGCCTGTTTGCACCATTGTAAGAAAGAGAAGCTCCGCAGTACCCGCATTTTAAAATCCCTGATAGCCAATGTTTGCATGAGGATACATCACGGCGTTTCAGTGGCTTGTATGTAGTCTGTATCTTTTTCATGCGGGCTTCGAGGCGTTCTTTTGAGTAATGGACTTCATGCGTTCCCATGAATGTTATTCCATTCCACGCGACAAGACCATAATAGAATGGATTTTTCAAGATTCTTTCTACGCTACGGGATTCAAATGGATTTCCTCGTCTTGTACGTACTCCCATATCATTTAGTTTTCGTGTTATCTTCGTAACATCCGAGTTATGGTAGTCAAATTCATCGCAGATAAAGTCTACAATCTTCATTTCGTCTTGATCAATTTTATAAGGATCTCCGTTTCCAACAGCGCGATACCCAAAAGGTGGGGACATCTGGTATCCTTTTTTTGTAGCCTTTTCTTTCATCCCTCTTAGGACTTCGCCAGAAAGCCGGATAGAGTAGTATTCATCCATCCATTCAATGATTCGTTCGATCAGAGAGCCGAATGGACCATCTATCAAAGGTTCTGACACACTCACAACATCAACGTTGCTTTGCTTCCGCAGCAAGGATTTGTATACGATAGATTCTTCTTGATTTCTTGCGAATCTGCTGAATTTCCAAACCAGAATCACATCAACCGGATGATCGGATGATTTTGCAAGCCCGATCATTTTCTGAAACTCCGGACGCTTGTCTGCTTTTCTACCGGATATTCCGATCTCAAAGAAAACCTTCAAAATGATAATATTGTTTTTGGCAGCATATTCCCGTAATAGTTTCTCTTGCGAATCCGGAGAAAGTTCTTCTTGCTTATCAGTGGATACACGGACGTAACCATAGGCATATCTTGCGCTCATTTTAGATCATCTCCTCATTTAATTTATGTAAAAATAGGTACAAAAATAACAGCCAGCACATGAACAAATGTTCTGGATTGTGTAGCTGTTCCGAAGATGATACAATATTCATGAGTTAATTTAAGTGCATATCTTCGGATATGTATTACCGTCTCGGTGTTGGTAGCACCGGGGCGGTTTTTATTATGAAAAATTATTATCTTCGTTTCATTTTTTGACTTACTCTAAATTGTTCCGCGTCTGGTACATCAACAAATTCTACAGTCTTATCAAAGTTTTCCTTTACAACCTCTTTTATCTCATCAAGTGTTACATTGAAGAATTCTCTTCTCGTGTTAACCATATTTAGCTTACGATCTTCAAACGCTTTATGAAGAGCTGTTTCCAATGCTGGTGCATCATCAGAGAAGATCATGGCATGCACATCAAAATTAAACGGAACAGATGCATCACCTAGCTCGTCAACACGGTCTTGAGGATCTAAGCGCCTAGTCATTCCAATCTTATAGACGTTTTCTCCAAAGGCTCCTATATTTGAAATTATGTAAACGTATCCGGCGCGTTGGTTTGCTTCTCTATAGTCGATATCTTTAATAGCCCTATCGATGTCATTGAGCTGATTTTCCAATTCGGATTTTTTAGCAAGAAGATCTGAGTTATCTGGATCTTCTTCTAATTGCTTAAGAAGTTTTTCGTAAGCTGTCTGGTAGTGAGTTTGTTCTTTTTCTATCTTCTTACGTTGAGCTTCAATTTCTTTTTGTAGTCGCGCAGCTTCTCGCATTTCTGCTCTTGCAGCTTTTTGAGCTTCTTTCTCTTCCTGCTTCTTTTGTTGATATTCAAACGCTAATGTAAGCTCTTCCTCTTTCCAATCTATATATTTTTGAGTAATCTGTAATGACATTGATTTCCCGAGTTTTTCAATAGAGTTCGCAGATTGACGGATTTTTTTAAGAGACATATCAAAATTATTGTACTTCACCTTACTTATTACATCTTCGCAATCGCTATTGAACGCCCTTAAAAACAATTTTTTCATATCCGCAATCATCTTATTACCTTTACTTTTGCTTCCATTTACTGTCCAAGTTGTAGCGCCGATAATAGCTTTATCATTTTTTATCAATTTTTTCTGCGCATCACGAATACGATCCAATTCTTCTTTATATTCTTCTGACGTAACAAAATCATATCGTGGCGTATATAGACCAAACTCCTGAAACGTGATTGCATCTTCGAAAAATACCGCCTCCTTCTTCAAAGCGTCAATTTTGGAAGTGCGTTTGTCAATTTCCTTTTCAAGCCGTTCTTTTTTGGCTTCCAATTCGGCAACTTTTGAATTCAGGACGGAAGCGTTTTGAAATTCTGGAGACATTAATTCTTTTAATCCAGCGTTTTCCTTTGCTATTTTCCCGATATTAAAAACATCTTTTAATCCCATAGTCACTTTTCTCCTTTAACTTACCCGTACCTCACACCACTCTATATAAACGCCGAAGCGGTTATATCGATACAAAACAAATCATCTAAGCTGTCAGTATTTCTAAATTTTCGTTTTTTGTTCTTTCACTCCAACGGATAGTATTCACGCTGTAGTTAGAAAATCCATCTTCCACTCCTTTGCTTATGGAATTTGAATCGTTTAGCAGTACAACTAATTGGCTATCATGTCTTCTATATGGTTTAGTATCGTTCCAAGCAAAAAGAGCATTACTCATTGCGGTCTTGTTCGGATTATTTATAGCAAGGCATAGTCGTTCTGGCTTTCGCTTAGACCGCTGTATAGCAAAGTCGTAGTTATGGGAGAAACCAGATTTCCCAGTAAATGAAACATTTTCCATACAATAAATATCATTTTCTAAAAAGAAATCTTGTATGTCATCCAGAAAAAAGGAAGAAACCTTCGTTCTAGAGGTCATGTACATATCTGTTACACGAATAAGGCATTGTGTGAATGCATGCTTTCTTTGTGCAAATTCAGGAGCCGGAGCCCGTAGCGTTAATTCGTTTTTTTCTAGTTGAACTCCAAATTGAGATAAAATTTGATTAAGTTGTTGCTTTCGATTTTTCGTTAGTTTAAATCCTGTCATTTCAAGAGAATTTAATGTATATCCATCATCTGTGAATAAAAGCTCATCATTCTCTTGCTTTACATAGAATTGAAAATAATCGCCATCTGTATCTAAAAATGGTGTATTTATTTCATAATACTGACCAACTTTGGAAAATGTAATCTCATTTCTGAGCCAATTAGCATAATCATCTATATAGCGCTGAATATCCATAAAAACACCTCCTTCACATTTTGTTATACAAGTTCTAATTGAAAAGAAATATTGGGCTGTTTAATTACATTAAATTTTTTCAAAAACAATATAGTATTTTCTACAAAATTATCAGATAGAATATCTTCGGCTGGAATAGCAAATTGTCTTCCGTATTCTTCAGTATATATGTGCCAATGAGAACCTATAATTTTGGAGCCATCAGGGTTTGGATGAACTTTCCCTGGATTGACATGTAATTCCAATAGAAGAATTCCATCCTTTTTAATTCTAGCGCCCATTTCGTATTTTAATGAATTTATTCTACCACGATATATTTTTGCTGTGAATAATTCTTTTTTAGTATCTCCAATTAAATCAAATTCTAAAGAGTTGCCTTTTGATGGAAATTCTACAGATTCGGAAAGAGTTCTTTTAATCATGTTAAGTAAATCATCAGCTTCTTTTTGTGATAATGTCTTTTTAGGGGTCATCTGTCGTTCCTTTCAAAACACCAGTTCGATAAAAGGTGTTTTTTTATATAGGAATTACACTATGATTTTAAATTCCATAATCTTTTCATCATATCCAGCCAGCCTTGCAATCTGGCTTTTTGTCATGCCTGGATTCTCATAGATTAAAGAATCTGGTATGAGAAGTTCTGCGGCAAATGTGTTAGCTTCATTTTCTTCTTTGATCTTAGAAAACAATGTGCTTCCGTAGAAATAGCAATCATTTTTTCGGTGTAATTGAGAATGTCCCAATTCGTGACTCAAAATAAATTTTTCCATTGGAGTTCCTATTATTTTTTCGTTTAGCATAATGCATTTTTGTCTTTTAATAAGTAAGTAGCAACCCAATACATCGCCGATATCACATATTTGATAAATTGTATTTGTGTAATCACATAATTCATAAGGGTTTCTTGTACCGTATTTGCTTATTAAATTGTTCACTATTGATTTTACATCTTGCCTCAAGGTAATCACCTACTTTTTATTTTTGTTCGGATTAAACTTGACCTTGTTGATTTCCTTAACAGTAGTTACTAATGACTTTAATTGCTGTTCGAATAAAATTTTTGTTTCTGGGCTCATTTCAGTACCGTCGAAAAACAGCGGTGCCCCATCTTTTGCTTCCAATTTTTCCATTAAGTCATTTACTGTCTTGGAAATGTCACGCTCATCTCTCGTTGTCAATGATGCTGCATTATCCTTATGTTCCTCATAGAAATATGTTAATGGTACATCGAAGTAATCAGCTATCTTAGTAAGCTTCTCATCTTTTGGTTTACTTCGCCCATTCTTCCAATCAGAAAAAGTAGACTTAGTTATACCAGTAGCTTTCGCAACATCCGCATCTTTACATCCTTTTTCATCTCTTAGCTTGCAATAAATTTCATACATAATACACCTCATAAAAAAATTCTGAAATCAGTACAAAAAAGTATTGACAAGTTCTGAAATCCGCACTATAATAAAGCTACAAAGTTCGGAAATCAAAACAGAATTGTAGCGCAATTCTTTGTCAATGTATCTGGTAAATATATTGTAACTGATTTCCGAACTAAAATCAATAGAAAGTTCGGAAAAGAGGTGAAAAAATGTACGAAAAATATGCAGAGTTGCGTGATTCGAAAGAAATTACGGATTACAGAGTTGCTTCTGATACAGGAATTACAAAGTCTACGTTTACAGACTGGAAAACAGGGAGAAGCAAGCCGAAAGTAGAAAAACTAAAAATCTTAGCCGATTACTTCGGTGTATCAGTTGAGTATTTTTTGGAGTAGGAGGCGAGGGAGAATGGGATACACAGAACATGAAGAAGATGACAGCGCAGCCATGGAACAAGAAGAGTACAGCGAATACTTATTAAAACACGAAAATTTCATTCGCTGCGCTCGGTGCATAAATTTAATACACAGTTCAAACAAATATTGTCAATATTGTGGATGTCCTAATGAAAAAGAAACATTCGACATGGAGTTTCATGACTTGGAATTAATGATTCTTGACGCAGAGAAAGAAACAAAAAAATCCGAAAGACTTGCGAATTTTTCCCTCGGATTTTCCATGTTCGTATTGTTATTCAAGATATTTGTAGAATTAGTGATTAAAAAGTGATTTTAAAAAGCTGATAATTTCTGAATGATTTGTAGCGAATTCAAAGAAAAGTGCTATGGAAGAAAGAATGATAGCGATCCATCCTTTAATATCCGCTTCCTTGGATTTCTTTAAAGCGATACTTGCTTGAACTTTAGAAGCTTTAGCGATCTCTCTTAATGGTGCAATCTGCTTTTCGAGAATTTTTCGTTGCTTTTCGCTATTATGTGCATTCTTATGCAATAGCTCATAAGGGCTTTCACCGTCATCCCATTCCGTCAGATGAATATCCGGGATGTCGCGGCGCAAATTAGGAGCAGTAATATCCGGGAAATTTATATCATCTAAATTCATCAAATCTCTCCTTTCGTAATTATTCCGACTGGTGCTCGGTAATTGAATTATAGGAGATAAGGAAACAAATGACAATAAAGATTCAAAAGGAAAGAGGTGTGGTAAAAATTAACTGGAACAAATTTGCGGAGTTGTTTGAAATTTCCGATGACGAAAAAGAATTTTTTGAAATGATTTATCGAAGACGCACCATATACAGATGCGTCATAGGAATTCTGATAATCATAATAATCGTGTTGTTATTAACACGATAACAGGAGGTAATATGAACGAATTAAAAATTTTTAAAAATAAGGAACTTGGTTTAAGTGTAAGAACACTGCCGAATCCAGATGGAAGCATTTCCATTAGCGCAGAAGATACTGCCATTGGATTTGGCTGGACGCAAGAGAAGAATGGGAAAATCTATGTGAAATGGGAAAGGCTAAACTCATTTTGTAGAGAAATGGGATTTTCCCCACAAGTGGGGAAAGATGATTACATTCCAGAATCACTGTTTTATCGTCTTGGAATGAAGGCAAGCAACCCAGTAGCTGAGAAATTTCAAAACTGGCTTGCGATGGATGTTATTCCGTCTATCAGAAAGACGGGCTCTTATGAAATGCCAAAGAAGAAGCAAAACAACGAACGTCTCGCCAGTGTCAACAATGCTGTGAAGATTTTAACGCCGATGCTCCAAGCAGCAGGATGCAACAGTAAAATCCAGCTCCTGACCGCAAAATCACTTTATGAGAAAGCAGGAGTAAATCTTCCAATCACGATAGAAGCGGATCAGCAGTATGTAGATACGGTACATATCGCAAGGCAGGCAAGACTTTACTTTCAGAGCTCCGGCAAACCAGCAGACAAAGCTGTGAATGAGATTATTCGTAGGTTAGATTTGTCAGAAGACATGTATACGGAAACATGGGAATCCAAAGGGAAGTGGCAAGGCACTGTTAGAAAATATGCGCCGGAAGTGATCGGGATGGTAGAGCAGTGGTACGCCAACAATGGATATCCAAGAGAAATCCCATACACACAGTGCGATGGACAAGTGAAGAAATATCATGTCATCGTCAGAGATTCGGATGCTAATTAAAAACGTAGGACAACATACACAGGACGATCAACCTGCATACAGTAAAGAGGGGTGGTGAAATGAAAGGAATCGAAGTAGTAAGCATGATCAAAATCAATGGCTCATGGGTGAATCAAGATGAGTTAAGTAAAGAAGAGCTTTCTCGGATCTTAGAAAGCAAATTAGATGAAACGATGAAAAATATAGGATTCGAAAGAAGAAAAACCGCTTAGGCGGTAGAAGGGAGGACAAGCATGGAGATTAAAGGAACTTATCACTGCCAGACCACCCAGCAGCCGAACGCATTAAACGGTTGGGATATCCGGTCTGTATCGGTTGAGCTTCCGGAAACAAAGGACAAGCACTACTGGAACAAAGTCGCAGCATCTGTGATCGGGGGCGGGCTAGCGGTAATCGGATGGTATCTGGTGTTTGGGTATTAAAAATGAGCACCTACAAAAAGGCTGGGGAGCCGTAGGTACTCTGACAAAAAATCAAGAATATAGTAACAGATTTTAGGAGGATAAGCAATGGATAACAATAAAATTTATGTAAGCGAACAGGAATATTCCCGTCTTTGCAGATTAGATGGGAAGACGGATGCGTTGATCGGGTATATCGCAATGGCTGAAAAGGAGTATGAATCAAGAAGAAACACTGAGTTTACCACATATAACACAGATGACGATAAGTATTTTTTAGATGCAAATGTTGTAAAAGCAATTATCGGCATGGAGGACGAATGATGTATGTAGGTATCGGACCGGAAAAAGGAAAGAAAGTGCGTGACGAAGATGCATTCCCTTATGCTTGCGAACGAATCAATAATGGTACGGAAAGAGAACAGGAAGTATTTATGCAGATCATGAAGGAAGCTGAAAGTTTTTACATGGCGGTGATATCAGTAGTTCTGTGGTACTTTTCCGGAAATTGGGTATATGAGGAGGTGGATCCATGATTACGATACAGCAGCGCAAGGAGAGGATTGAAGATCTGCTAGATGAGCGTCTCGGAATGATCGAGAACGGGGAGGTGAATACATATTATCAGACTAGGGATATCGCAAATCTAACGCAGGCACTATTAAATATTGTGAGAATTATGAAGGAGGAATAAAAAAATGGCAACACCAGTATTGATTATTGGCAAATCAGGAAGTGGAAAATCTACCAGCATGAGAAACTGTCAGAACAACGATTTTAACCTTATCAGGGTCCTTAATAAGCCGCTACCTTTTAAAGGAAAGGTAAATGGATGGTTTTCAGACGATTACCAGCAGATCATGAAATTATTGATTGCATCAAAAGCAGATTCCATCGTGATTGATGATGCCGGCTATCTAATAACAAATCATTTTATGAGGGGACACAGCTCAGCCGGAAAAGGTAATGGGGTATTCTCCCTGTACAACGACATTGGAGACTATTTCTGGAACTTAATCCAGTTTATTGTGACAAAAGTGCCAGAGAATAAAATCGTGTATATTATCATGCACGAAGAAAAAGACGAAGCAGGGGAAGTGAAACCAAAAACCATCGGGAAACTACTCGATGAAAAAGTTTGCATCGAAGGAATGTTCACGATAGTGCTTAGATGCATTGAGGAAGGCGGAAAGCATTTGTTTGTCACTCAAGCAAGCCAAGGAGCAGTAAGTAAATCTCCGATCGGAATGTTTGAGGATTTAACAATAGATAATGACCTACTGTTGGTCGATAAGAAAATTAGAGAATACTACGGATTGGCAAAAGGAGAAGAAAACAATGCAGAAACCAAATAATTTTGACAACACACAGGCACAGGGAGAATTTACACCGGTAGAGCTTGGAGGGCATATCTTGATCATCAAGGAAGTTCTGGAAATGAAATCAAAGACAAATAAAGACATGATTAAGGTGTCTTTCGACTTCGCACAAAATGATAGCCAGCCTGGATATTTCGAAAAAGCGTTTCGAGATGATATAAGACCGGATAAGAAATGGCCGGCAAATGGAACTACATATATTTTAACCGAGGATCAAAATGGCGACTGCAGTAAATCTTTCAAGACATTTATCACATCTGTTGAGAAGTCAAATCCGGGGTTCGTGGTAAATTGGGGCGATGGATTTGCGGAATGTTTTAAAAACAAGTTGGCTGGAGCAGTATTTGGCGTTGTAAATGATTATTACAATGGAAGGAACATTGCAAAGCATCAACTCCGCTGGTTCAGAAGCGCAGAAGGAGTGAAAGACGCTGATATCCCTGCGGAAATCGAAACAAAGGCATACAAGGATAATAATGGAGCGTCTGCAACAGCGCCGCCGATCGGATCTGATGGATTTATGAATATACCGGATGGCATCTATGAAGAAATGCCATTTAATTAGAGGTGAGACAGATGGATATACAGATTGACAGCAGGGAAAAAGCAAGGGCGATTCGAAAGATCGTGAAGACTTTTGATGATAATGGAGTCAAGCATTTTTCCAGCAAATTATTAGTTGGGGATTACATGTCTTTGGACAGTCCCCGGCTCATAATCGACAGAAAGCAAAATCTCCAAGAGTTATGCGGAAATGTCTGTCAGCAGCACGAAAGATTTAAAAGGGAACTGCTTAAGGCTATGGATGCAGGAATACAGTTGATCATACTGATTGAGCACGGGAAGGATATCAAAAGCATCGAGGATGTGTATTTTTGGAAAAATCCAAGAAAACATGAAGTACGATGGCGCACTGTGAACGGAAAGAAGGAGAGGTATGTAGCATCTTCTAAAGCAGTCGATGGGAATCAGCTATACAAGTCCCTTTGCACAATTAGAGATCGGTATAACGTGAGGTTTGAATTCTGTGAGAAGAATGATACCGGAAAGAAAATTATTGAGTTATTGAGCGAAAGACATGAATAGAGAAGAGATTAAACATTCATACAGCATGAGGGAGATTGTGGAGAGATATGGGTTCCATGTGAATCGGGCGGGGTTTATTCACTGCCCGTTCCACAAGGGAGACAAGGGAGCATCATTAAAAATCTACCCAGACAGCTTCCATTGTTTCGGATGCGGAGCAAGCGGAGATATCTTTACATTCGTGCAGCTGATTGATCATGTTGATTTCAAAGAAGCGTTTCAGAGTCTCGGTGGAACCTATGAAAAGCCAACATTCCAGTCGAAATTGGCAATATATAGGAGCCAGAAGAAGGCAGAACAGAGAAAGCGAGAAGAGGAAAAGCTCCGGAGAAAAAGGGAGCTGAACAATGTTCTGATTGATGTGTACCGCGATTATATGAATAAGTCGGAACCATTCAGTGACGTCTGGTGCGATTGCTGCAATGCGTTGCAGTACCAGTTATATTTGCATGAAATATTAAACAGAGAAGAGGTGAGGAAATGAGGGAAATGAACGAATTCGATGCAGACAGCATATTGGATGATGAAGTTTTCATCGAATTATTTGAAATGGAAGATCCGATTCTCCGGTCAAAAACAAAAGTGCAGCTCATCAGAAGAGCGAAGCAGCTGGGCGTCAAGTCGGATTTTGAAGAGATTTTGAAAGGATACAATCAGGCTGACCGAGAAATGAAGAGACAGGAACGGGAAAACAGAACTGTTTGCACAGTAGATAACTATACGAATTTCACAGGACCTCACGATCGTATGTATTGCGGCGCCTGGATTGCGGATGATCGCGGCGTGTTCGCACAGAATTCCGGAAGGGTTGATGAAGTGGCTTGCTACCACCCAATCCTGCCAGTAGAGCGGCTGCGAAACTTAGAGACCGGGGAAGAGCAAATAAAACTGTCGTACAGACGAAATAACCAGTGGAACGATATCGTGGTTCCGAAAACGATGATTACATCGGCAAATAAAATCGTGGCATTATCCGGAAGAGGGATTGCAGTCACATCAGAAAATGCAAAATTGCTAGTCAAGTATCTGGCTGACGTAGAAAATGGAAACGATGATTACATAGATGTGCAGTATTCCACTAGTAAACTTGGGTGGATCAAGGATCAGTTCATCCCCTATGATACAGACATCATTTTTGACGGGGATAATCGATTCAAGCAGACCTTTGAAAGCGTGTCGGAGCATGGAAGTTTCGATGTGTGGTTGAATCACGTTCGAGAACTGAGGGAAACTGGAAGAATGGAGGTAAAATTCCTGTTGGCTGCATCATTCGCAAGTGTGCTGGTTCATATTCTGGGTGGACTCCCTTTCTTCGTGGATCTGTGGGGTGAAACTGAGGGCGGAAAGACAGTCTCTCTTATGGTTGCTACATCCGTGTGGGCGAATCCAGACGAAAGCAGATATATTGGAGATTTCAAAACAACGGACGTTGCACTGGAAGCGAAAGCGGATATGCTGAATCATCTTCCGATGTTTCTGGACGATACGAGCAAAACATCCGCAAGAATCAGGGATAACTTCGAGGGAATTGTTTATGATCTGTGTTCCGGAAAAGGAAAGAGCCGGTCAAATAAAGACCTCGGAATCAATCGAGAGAATCGGTGGCGGAACGTAATGATCTGTAATGGTGAGAGACCGCTTAGCAGCTATGTCAGTCAGGGCGGTGCAATCAACAGGATTCTGGGGGTTGAGTGTGGCGAGAAAATCTATCAGGATCCGCAGAAGACAGCGGAAACGGTAAAACGGAATTACGGTCACGCAGGTAGGAAATTTGTGGAGATCATCAAAGAAATGGGAGAAGATGAAATTCGTTCTATCCAGAAAGAGTTTCAGAAGGAATTATTTAACACGGATAAGATGCAGAAGCAGAGTATTTCACTTTCTATCGTTCTGACAGCCGATAAAATAGCCACAGATCTCATTTTCAAAGATGGACAGTATATTTCGATAGACGAAGCGAAACAGGTGCTTATAGACCGAAATGAGCTGTCTGACAATGAGCGGTGCTATCACTTCATTCAGGACAAAGTAGCGATGAACGGTCAGAGATTCGACTCCGTAACGAACTGTGAAAAATGGGGGATTCTTGAAAACGGGTATGCGATATTCTATAACTCGGCATTCGATCAAATTTGTAAGGAAGGCGGATTTTCAAAGAAATCATTCCTCTCATGGGCGGATAAGAAGTGCCTTATTCAGACACAAAGCGGGCAACAGACCAAGGTTAAGAAGATTAACGGAACAAGTGCGAGATGCGTCTGGTTGAAATTGGATGAGAATATGGATTCTGACGGATTTGTAAAGGTTGAGGATGCGCAAGAAGAGCTTCCGTTTAAGTAAAAAGTTACAAGTTACACTGGTTACAAGCAAAAATCACACTTATATAAGAGTACTAAAAATAAGATATATATCATTAAATTCTCTCTATATAGGAAGAACGCTTGTAACTTTGTAACCAGTCATTAAAAACGCTTAAAAACGTGTCAACCGCGGGGATTTTTAGGGGTACAAAAAAATGTAACTTAGAATAAATTTTTGTAATTTTAGTAACGAATGGAGCGAATATGCACGAAAAAATAACAGATATCCAGAATTTGTTCTGGAAAGCATATAAAAATTATAAGGGTACCGGATCAATGAGTCAATACAATGCAGATGTCGATGGGATTGTCGAGAAATATAGGAATGATCGTATTATGCTAAATTTCTGCAAGAATTTAGTAATATCGTGGGCGCCGGTTATTAACAAAATGAAAGAAGATGATTAAATGCAAGAAAGAAAAAGGGACCTATACGAGCCGTATTTGGACGAAATAAGGCAAATGCTTGAGGATGGGTGCGTAATTACCCATATACACAAGGAAATTGCGAAAAAGAGCGGAATTGACGCAAATGTTAAGACGATGAAGCGTTTTATGAGAGAAAAAGGCTTAATCCAGGAGTCTGAATGCGAAAAGACCGAAATCAATAAATTGATAAAAGATAAGTTCAAGGGAATCAGTGAATACATGGATTTCTACGGACGTTGGGTGCGGACTAGTGTGATGTATCGTTGA